GTATGGCGTGCCCGGGTTCCGCGACATAATTGATAAGTTCCCATTTGCATCTGATGGTGCTTCCTCAGATGTAGGTAACTTGTTGACGGCGCAACTTTGCACGGGAGGGGGAGGACAAACATCATTTACTCACGGATATCAATCAGGGGGAAACAAACCTCCTGCTGGCGGCACTATAGATACCATCCAGAAGTTCCCATTTGCTAGTGATACTAATGCCACTGATGTAGGGGAGTTATTAGCAGTAATATTGGGTACCGGTGGCCAGTCAACAGGTCAAAATGGATATGTATCAGGTGGTACTTCTCCCGATTCAGATACCATCCAGAAGTTCCCATTTGCTAGTGATGCTAATTCTACTGATGTAGGGGAGTTGACACAGGCTAGACATAGTGCAGCAGGCCAGAGCTCGGGGTCACATGGATATACATCAGGTGGCCGCTACCATAATACAGTTGATAAATTCCCATTTGCATCCGATAGTGATGCTACAGATGTTGGTAACTTGACAAGGTCCCACAAAGGTTTAGCAGGACAGCAAGTTTAATACCAACTATTCCTACAAAGGCCCTGATTGGGCCTTTTTAATATCTACAATTCAACAACTTGGCATGGTTATAAATAGTACATAATACTAGAGGTGACTTATGGCCATTCCAGCTTCTCGAGACCAGCTCAAAGAACACTGCTTACGAAGGTTGGGTAAACCTGTTGTAGATATTAATGTCGATGATGAGCAGGTTGAAGATCGCATAGACGAAGCACTCCTTTACTACAGAGACTATCATTTTGATGGTACTGAACGCGTATTCCTAAAACAACAAGTTACTGATGAGGATAAAACCAATGGATATTTTACGCTTGATAATTCCATTATAGGAGTTACTAGTGTATTTGATATAGGTGATGCTATACAGTCGTCAAACCTGTTTAACATTCGTTATCAAATCCATCTGAACGATCTCTTCGACTTTTCCTCTACTACGTATGTTCCTTATGTCACTGCTATGCGTCATGTAGAGCAGCTAGAGGAAATATTTGTTGGTAAAAAACCTATCAGATTTAACAGACACATTAACCGACTTCATATTGATATGGATTGGGATGATGATGTTAAGACTGGAAACTTTGTTATAATTGATGCCTACAAGATAACAGATCCGGATATTTATAGTGATGTGTGGGCTGACCGTTGGTTACTAACTTATACTTCTGCATTGATAAAAAGACAGTGGGGTGAAAACTTAAAGAAGTTTGAAGGACTCCAAATGCCAGGTGGTCTTACGTTTAACGGACAAAAGATCTGGGAAGAATCAACGGAGGAGATCAGACGACTGGAAGAAGAGATGATTAACAGTTACTCTCTGCCAGTTATGGATATGTCTGGTTAATATGTTAAATCAATACTTTAACAATTATGGTTTTGCACGTGAGCAAGACTTAGTAGAAGACCTTATACTTGAGTCCATCAAGCTATATGGCCATGATGTAAAGTATTTGCCAAGAACAGCTGTAAAGAATGATCATTTGTTTGGTGAAGATGTTTTATCTAAGTTTCAAGAAGCTATAAGTATTGAAATGTATCTCAAATCTATGGAAGGGTTTGAGGGTGACGGACAGTTTCTTAGTAAGTTTGGTTTAGAGATACGAGATCAGATTGTACTGACAGTATCTCGTAGAAGGTTTGATCAAGTAATCACATCTCCCAAACTTATGACCGAGGTTGGTTACAATCTTATATTTGAAGATGGTAACAACAATGAGCCAAGTCGTCAGTTCTTAACTGGTAATACGGCTACTGAAGCATGGGTACAGGAGGGTGATGACTACTTAAACACCCTGAACCGTCCTAGAGAGGGAGACTTAATTTTCTTCCCCATGATGGACAAAATATTCGAAGTAATGTATGTCGATGACCGCCCTGTACATTTTCAATTAGGTAGAATGCAGTCTTATGATCTTCGTTGCGAACTTTACGAGTATAGCAGCGAAGCGCTTGATACTGGTGATAGCACTATAGATGCTATTGAAGATAATAATACTCTCAATACTCTAATATACCAATTCACGTTAGAAGACGGATCTGGTATTATTAAGAGTGAAGATGGTGATAGTATACTTCAAGAATTTACACTGCAACCAACTGCACCTGCAGCTAACAATATATTCTTCCAATTCGAAGCTGACTCTATTCTTGACTTTAGTGAAAAGAATCCATTCAGTGAGGTTGATAGGTACTAATGTTCGGCCATACTTACTATCATAGCATTATTCGAAAGTATATCATAATGTTTGGAACTATGTTCAACGACATTGATGTACAAAGATTTAATAGTGCTGGTACTAGGATTCAAACTATAAGAGTCCCAATAGCGTATGGTCCGAAAGAAAAGTTCTTAGTTAGGTTAGCTCAAGATCCAAATTTTGATAAAGATGTGGCTATCACGTTACCTCGAATGTCTTTTGAGATAACATCGATGAACTACAACTCAGCTAGAAAATTGCCTTCAACTATCAAGAACGTGTATACGTATTCCGATAAAGATAGGATGAAGTTTCAATATACTCCGGTTCCGTTTGATGTTAACATCTCTTTATCCGTATACGTGAAAAATGCTGATGATGGTGTACAAATCTTAGAAAATATTCTTCCATTCTTTACTCCAGAATGGACAAACAGTGTAAATCTTATACCAGAGCTTAAGCTAAAAATGGATGTACCTGTTATATTTAATGATATATCAACAGAAGATACTTACGAAGGCGATTTTACTACAAGAAGAGCATTAATACATACTCTTAACTTTACAGTTAAAGGATATCTGTTTGGACCGGTAAGAACTCAGGGTGTAATCAAAAGAGCTATTACTACAGTTAATTTAGAAGCTCCAACCGGGGAAACAGCTATAACTGGAAAGATTACAACTACTCCTGGACTTACTGCTAACGGAACACCAACTTCTGATGGAACTATAACTCTACCAAGTGGCCAGATAGACGCCGATGACGACTTTGGCTATATAGAGAATACCGAGTTCTTTAGTGGTGGTACTGGAAGTGTCTAAGACTAAGCTCGAAAAAAATCTAGATCAAATTTTTGGTCTACCCAAGAATACTGTCAGTATATCTGAGAGTAAGAACCCTGTTGTTGAATCTAAGAGTCACGGATTAGTAGTTGTTGATCAGCCAGAAGAAAATAATAATGTACAAGCCGGCGACATTGATAATGACTACAGGTATGCTAGAGAGAATCTCTACGATATTATTGAAAATGGATCTCACGCACTTCACGAACTAGTTGAAATAGCTAAATCAAGCGAGCATCCCCGAGCATTTGAAGTAGTAGCATCTCTTATGAAAACCTTGACTGATGCCAACAAAGACTTATTAGAAGTACAAGCAAAAGTCAAAAAGTTAAAACAAGAAGACGGTATTCCCAAAAGCCCAAGCAATGTAACCAATGCTCTTTTTGTAGGGTCTACGACCGAATTACAGAATATGTTAAAGGATAACTTAGAAGATAAGTCTTAATCCGGCTACACCGGCTATTATCCTCGTGTTCCGAAAAAAGTCAACAGCTTATGGCTATAGAAAACTATCTAGGTAACAAAAACCTCAAAAAGGTAGGTGTTCCTGTTGAGTACACACAGGAGCAGGTACAGGAGTACATAAAGTGCTCTCGCGACCCCATACATTTTATCAAGAAGTATGTAAAGATAGTTCACGTCGATCATGGATTGGTGAAATTTGACCTTTGGCCTTTCCAAGAGGAGATGGTAGAGAAGTTTGGGGATAATAGATTTGTTATCTGTAAACTTCCTCGTCAGGTAGGTAAGACTACTACCGTAGCCGCTTACATTTTGTGGCAAGTACTATTTAATGAACAGTATAGTGTAGCCATTCTTGCAAACAAGCTAGCTCAAGCTAGAGAGATTCTTGGAAGAATCCAGAATGCGTACGAACACCTTCCTAAATGGTTACAGCAGGGTGTCAAAGAGTGGAACAAGGGTAACATAGAGTTAGAGAACGGCTCAGAGATTCTGGCTTCAGCTACATCATCATCTGCTATTAGAGGTACATCTCAGAATCTAATATACTTAGATGAGTTTGCTTTTGTACCTAATAACATCCAAGAAGAATTTTTTGCTTCAGTATTTCCAACCATTTCATCTGGTACAACTACTAAAGTTTTAATTACATCTACGCCCAATGGCATGAATATGTTTTACAAGATTTGGGTAGATAGTGAAGAAGGAAATAACGATTATGTGAGGCAAGAAGTTCATTGGTCTGATGTGCCAGGACGAGATGAAAATTGGAGACTA